ACTTGGGTTAATACCCGTTCCTATAAACGGATCAAAACCAAAGGTAGCAAGAAAGTTTTCTAAAAACTCTGCCAAATTCCAGTGAGCATCACTAAGTCCACCCCGCTGATTAGATTGAAGATCACCGCCCGGACTGATTGTAACGCTATTACCACGAACTGTGTCAGGATCAAAAAGGCCTGTGTTAGTCTGAAAAGTAGCGCCCCTTATTGAACCACTCCCCGTGTAACTACTAGGTGTTGTTGTTGACGGGCGCGGAGGATTAGGGTTGATAGGTTCAAGTTCTCTAGCCATTTACTTTTTTCCCTTCAACGCAAACAGTTTGTCAGCACCACGTATGCCAAAGCTGGCAGTCACGGCTACGTAAAGCAAGTACTGGTAGTAGTCAGGTAGCTTGTCTAGCTCGTCAAAAGCTAAACCTACCCGTTGCATAATACTCAAGTCATCCATAGCGACTCCGTAACAAACAGCCAACAACGGTAACGACAGTACCACAGTGAACCACTCGTCTTTCCACGAGGTGGCACTAGCCGCCGCCATCTCTTGTTCCCACGTAGCTGTGTTTCTGATTACTTCTAGTTTAGCTACGTGTTTTGCTTGTGACTGCTCGTGTCGGTTGTTTAACCAGTTTTTAGCGAGTCCAGCAAGGGGACCAATAAGAGTAGTCCACATATTAGTCTTCGTGTTTCTTACGGAATCCCTGTACCGTATCTGTTTCCCATATCCTAATTCCGACCCATACAATAGTAAATAAGGCAGATACAGGCGGTAAAATAGAACCAATAGTTCCTAGCATAGTCCCTACACTCACTACATCAATTATTTGCTTTGCGGACTCGTCCATTACTACACCTCTTCAGGAATCTCAGGTTCTACCCAATCAGCGCGTTCTTGAACAACGTAACCAGAAACCATCTCTTCTTCTATAGTAGAGTTTTCAGGATCTTTAGGGTCTGGTACAGTTATGATTTCTGTAACTTCTACATACTCGTAAGCCTCTAAGGGCTTTTCAGGAATAAAATCAAAGTGAAAATAGTTTTCAGTTGCTGGTGCTCCAGAACTCCAGCCAACAATGTTCGTTCCGACTACTTCAATATATGTATTCATTAGTACACCCACGCTTCAAAGTTTGCTCTGTAGTTATCGCTGTGGCTACTGTCTCCGGTCCAAAGCTCCAGTTTTTCTCCGGGGGCTAAGACAAAAATACTCCCGTCCATCACAAAAGACCGAGTACCCGACGAAACAAAAACATCCCCATCGCGGATATAGGGATCACTGTTTCCGTTAGTAACGTTTGGAGTGTTACCAAAATGATTAAAATACCAATAGCCGTTAGATGTATGAGAACCTCTAAAAATTTCTCTAGACACCGTATCGTCACTATTAGTTACTTTCATATAATAGTAATCTGTTGAGGTTTGAGTTGCGCCAAAATAACTCGCCGCGTAAGAAAAAGAGCTGGAAGAGGAGCTTTGGGTAGACTTTCTCCAATAAATTTTTACGTATCTACAGTCGGCTGGAGCCGTGTAGAGAGTTTTAGGAGCCGTTGTAGTCCACGCGGCATCATTGGTTGGTATCCCTGTGGAACTTACGACAGTTACGGAAGTTGGTCTTGTTAAGTCAACAGAACTAGCACTTCCGGTTGAAGCTGGTGTTAAAGACATATCAGTATCCTCAAGTAATTTCTACGCCTTGCGTTCGGATTTTTCCTGCCGAAATAGTATAATTTGACAGGGGTAGGTTGGAGGCGGTTTCGTTAATAGCACCAATAGGAGCTATTGATTGATAAGTGGCATTAGTAGGAAAAGCCGTGTTATTATTACCCGAAATATTGATTGATATTCCTGTGTAAGTTAGTCCATTATTTTCAGCCTTGTACAGCCTTGTTGAATTATTATCATAGGGAACAGAAAGCAAATTAGTATCTACTGCTTCTAGTTTGGTAAGGTACGGGTTAAAATTATTGTTATTAGCAATTCCATTCATGTAGCTCATAAAATTACTTGTTATTTCAGTTCGACTAATGGTGTAACCAGCTGTAGTATTATCTGTTAAGGAAGCATCAAAGGAGTACATGCCAGCGTTGCTCATCTGGCTGTAACCTTGTATTGCGTAAAACCTGTTTTCAGTTTCGTTGTACAAAACTATAATTCTTGGATAAGAACTATTGTTATAAGTTGAAAAATACCCATATCCAGTATTTTTTGCCATGTTTCTAACATACGTAGAACCACTGTAACTATAAAAATAATGGTTATTGCAAAAAGCTCCTGTTCCGTAAGAAGACTGCGTACTATACATGCCTGAGTGATTGGTGGAATCACTAATAGAAAGTCCTCCAGCTTTTGTTAGATCAAACTCTTTAATTTCAGCACCTGCTTTATAATAAAGTTTGTTATTTTTCCAATCAAAAGCGCCACCGCCGTAACTACGGGATTCTATTTGTGTCGTGGAAACACGAGTAGATCCGGGGCCTCCGTCTCCAGAGTATTCTGTTTTAAAAAACACGAAATCAGAATTGTTGTCCATTCTAATGTGGTAATACAAATTTTCTGCTGGAATTTGATAAAAGTAAAAACGCACATCAGTTCCATTACCAGTAAGATCGTCGTTAAGAGGCGGTATCATGTCTGTAAGCGATCCGACTGAAACAGTAGTACTTAGGTTTGCCCCTGAAAAATCGTATGCAAATCTAGAGTCTTTAGTTCCAATTACTTCCAAGCCTGTTACTGGAATAACGTCTAATTGGCTATTATTTACATATTTTGTGTACCTAAAAGTTAATGATGATTTTGTTGCGGGGGCAACAGGAGTAGCAAGTTTTATGTCAAAACTTTTACTAGGCGGTACAACAACATTACCGCTAGAGTCTTCAAATGAGTCTCCAATAGTAGTACCGTCAATTTCAAACGTAGCGTCACCAGCATTAAAAGTAGTATCTTGTACTTGAACTTCTCTAACAACTCTTGTTGTGTTAGCATCGTTTGTAAACACAGCTAAACGACTTCCATCATTAGACAAAGATGCGTCAGTAACTGTGGCATTAGTTAGTTCTTTAATTGTTTCAGCCATTATATAGCTCCTTGGGCATACATTGCTGTAAAGTGGTTAACTGTGGGAACGGTTACGTGTTGCGTCACAGACGATGCACTAATATAAGCATCAGGTACTGTGGCCCACGTTACGTTAGCGGTGAGGTCATTTTGTTCTACAATAGTTGGATACGTAGTTAGCACCCAATTACGAACAGCGGCATTAGTTGGTATTTGTGTATCGCTGTTTGCAAAAGTTTCACTAGACGTAGTAACTGAACCAGCATCTAAATTAGAAAAAGTAACTGTAGTTAAGTATCCTTGTGAGGCGTGGTTTCCCCACCCAAAAGCGGCATCCCAATTAGATATGTTTAAGTTAGAGCCTGTAACAGCACCAGAAAAAGTTCCTGTGGTTCCTGAAACTGCCCCTGAAAAAGTACCAGTGGTTCCTGATACTGTGGTAAATGTTCCAGCCGCAGGGCTTGCTCCCCCAATTACTGTGTTGTCAACAGTACCGCCGTTAATATCAGCAGTGCTGAAGCTACCAGCGGCTGGTGTACTGCCTCCAATAACAGTATTATCAATAGTGCCAGCATTAATATCAGCAGTCGTAGCCACAAGAGAGCTAAATGTACCGGAGCCAGCACTAGATCCACCAATAGTAACGCCATCAACCGTTCCTCCGTTAATGTCCGCTGTAGTTGCTACAAGAGATGTAAATGTTCCAGCACCCGGAGTAGAACCACCAATGGTTACACCATCAATAGTGCCGCCGTCAATGTTAGTAGATACGTTAGCCCCTGTAAGGTTAACAGTTCCTGTCGCGGTCAACCCGTCAAACGTAGCAGTACCAGTAAACGTGGGGCCAGCGGTGTTAGCCTTAGTAGCTATCGCAACCGAAACAGCGGTAAATTCTGTGTCAAACTCTGAACCACGGATAACCTTGTTAGCATCACCTGAAGGCAAAGAGTCCTTAGCAGTAAAGTTTGTAGATTTTACGTAATCAGTCATAAGGTCACCCTATTATTCTTTTAGTTAAACACCCTGTGCTAAAGACGTTTAAGTAAAAGGGGGCCATTGCGACCCCCATAGAGTTTTACTCGTCGCAGACAGCGAGGATGAATCCTGCTTCTGGGCGGTAAGTCTCAACGCCGTACAGCGTGTCAGACGTAAACAGCGTAGACAGGTATTCCTGCTTGTACTGAGTCTGAGAACGTACAGCGAGTTGCTCTGCCATTACCAACGCATCCTTGTGGAAGAACAAGCAACCACGAGTATCAGCGGTAGACGCAGAGTTTTGACCAGCAACTTCCAGAACAGGAGCGTTGCTAGAAACGTAAACGTCTACACCGTACAGGTTACCAATCAGACCTGACTCAACGCCACGGCCTCCAACAAAGTCAGAAGACACGTAACGATCAATGCCCATGATTGACTTACGAACAGCAGGAGGAATTACGAGAACTCGTCCGTCCATAGGTACGTCAGCATCGTCCATCTTCTTGATAGCCTCACGGAAACCAAGGTCAGTGAAGTTGTCACCGGAAGTAACAGTGTCAGCGGCATACGCGGCAAGGCCAGCGGCGGCATTGAAGTAATAGCTGTTGCTGTTTACCCAATTAGCGCCAGTGTTAGCAGGAGAAGCGGTACGAGTACCGTCACCAAAGCCAGTAGCGGCGTTAATAAGATCAGTGTCAACTTGCAGAGCCAGTTGGTAACCAGCGTCTTCAGTGTAGAACTGACGCAGAGAGGACAAGCCTTGTACCTCTACAATGTCCTCAATCAGACGCGAGTACTCAAAGTGGCGGTCTACAGTGACTTGCAACTCTGTCTCAAGATTAGCCTGAATAGTTACTGCGGTAGATTCTGCTTTAGCATTAGCTGAACCACGGATAGGCTTAGGAATGTGAATAACGTCACCCTTCTTGCCGGTCATTGACAGACGCTTGACAAGGGGAGCCATCTTCAGGTTCTTTTGGTAAGCGGCGATGATTTCATCGGACCAAATTTCGGGGATAAAAGTACCCGCCGCAGTTTTGTCTACTACAGCATTAGCTGTAAAATATGTACCAGAGGTTTCATTAGCCATTTTAATTCTCCTTTATAGGCTAACGAACTCGACCCTCTGCGTATGCTTTCAGTAATTCGTCTGAAAGACTTTGATAACGCTCTGGGTCTGTTCGCATAAGTTTAATAATGTCAGCGCGACGATAAACTTTCTTGCGTGTCCCTTCTGCTGTTCCGCGAGCGTTGCCTGTGCTAGCTGACTTCAGAGTGTTCTTACGTGCCTGTTTTTCAACGTTGGCAGTCTGCCGTACAACTGTTGCTCTCTCTTTCCAGAGGTTAAACAGTTCGTCAGCGGCATCGTAGTCGTATCCTTGGTCTGCCTGAACAAACAACTGTGTTCGGACTTTTGACCCTTTGATCCACTCAGCAAACTTAGGATCTTTTAGTATACTCTCCATTTCAGGATGATTGGATTTCAACTGTGAAAGAGTAGCCTGTTGTTTTGCTTGTTGTGTGTAAGCTTGCGCTTCTTTAATCTTAGGGTGATTATCTATAGCTCTATTAACAGCGTTCTGCGGATCTACAAAGAAATCTACGTCATCTTCTTCTTGTTGCTGTTGTTGAGGTGCTCGTTGGTTTGAGAGTTCTGTCTGAATGTAGTTATCAACGACCTTTCGTAACTCACCAACTTCCGTACTCTGTTTGCCTGAAAACTTCTCAAGCTCTTGGTGCATCTGTACGAGGTCTTCGACAGATTTACCTTGGTACTTTTCTGGAAGATCATCTACTGCTTCTTGAGGTTGTTCCTCTTCTTGAGGAGTCTCTACAGTGTCTGTGGTTAGTTCTTCAGTTGTTTCCGTTGCTTCCTCTTCTGGACGCTCATCAAGTAATTGTGCTCGTGACATAATGTAAACTTACCCCGCCTTTATAGGTTATGGAGAATTAAAATGGAAAATGTCCTAAAATTAGGATTCCCGATTAGATCGCCCAGCGTTCTCGCGTTCACGTACCCACTTCATGTGTCTGCCGGGGAAGTCCCCAGATGCACCGTCAAGTATGTGTTGAGTTGCTGAAACGATTTTTGTAGCGTTGGCTCCACAACCGCACCTACTGGTTGTAGTGTCTCCATCTACAAATTCTTCAAAGATATGTCCGTTAGTACAGCGAAAATCAAATACTTTAATCATCACTAACTAGCTCTTCGTAATTGTTGTTAGTAGTTGTCTCAAAGTTGAGAACATACGCTAGTACGTTTAGTTGTCCTTTACGTACATACAAATCGTTCTCATCTTTAGTTGCTTCTACACTATTGATTACAAGAGCGTTCTGTTGTAGTTCTTCGATTAACTGCTTCCAACCGGGGTTGTTAAACAGGTCAAAGTACTTATTGTAATACTGTTCTGTTTCTTGATCTAGTGAGGCCATAAGGTTGTCTCTATATCTCCTATTATAACATATTTTTGACTAAAAGTCAAGTGTTATTTGTGGGTATTATTACCGTTTCTTTTTGGCTGTTTTAGCGGCCTTTTTGAAGGCTTTAGCCGTAGGAGCGCCTTTTGATCCGGGTTTACGCATCTTTTCTCCTGATCCTGCGGCAATTCTCTTGCGTTTAGCATGAATATTGCTGTATAGTCCCCTAGCCATTACATAGACCTACGAGCGCCTGTTTTGCGCTTTGGTTTAGCTGAAGCTTTCTTTTTCTTTTTAGCTTTTGGGGGTCTTCCTACTTTGCTTCCGTATGTTCCGGGTCCGTATGGCATAATTATCTCCTTACCATTTGACTTTGTTTGCCCAATAAGCCGCAGAGCATTTGCCCTTGGCTATGTTTTTAGCGTGACGAGCCTTAAAGGACTTACGCCTCGCTTTTTCCTTAGCAGTCTTAGGACTTTTTCCAGCACCACTAACTCCTTGCTGTCCAAATCGTATAGTCTTAACCTTACCGTCATCACACTTAGCTACAACTACGTGCGACTTAGATGGGTGGTTAGGCGTCCTCTTTGGCTTGTTGTACCCGCTTACTCCTGCTCGCGCCAGCCTTGGGTCCTTTTTCTGTGGCATTAGCTTTCTCCTCCAGATCCTTGACCCGGCTCTCCAGTAAGTCCAATTTGTCGAACTGGTCTTTGAACGCTTGGTTGATCTGGTCTAGAAATTTGGTCATTTCGGTTTGTGTCATTAGCATTAGGACGTTTTCCTTCTATTTGCCTTTCTTTTAGCAGGGCGTCTGCCACTTTTAAGCGTCGCTCAAACTCCTTGTCTTCTTGATCCCCTTCCTTGAGATTCCTTGTGATTGCTTCCAGTTTTTCAATTTGTAACTCTTCTGGTAGCAACTGTGTTTCCATGTCGTACTTAGATGCTCTGGCTTGCGACTCAGCGGCTTGTGCGGCGAGGGCGGCAGTTTGACTCTGCTGAAACTCTATCTGAGTCTGTTGAGCCATCTGAGCCATCTGCTGTGCTTCAGGATTGGGCTGTCCCGCTTGTTGCATTGCCGCAATGAGTTCCTCACGGTTACTGAGGTTCATGTTGTCAATAATGCTCTGGATAAGCACAGGGTACAGTGGGCTGTCTTGCTTCATAGTCTGCAAGAGTTGCACCAACTGTGTTACCTCGTACTCACGAGCGATAATGCCTAGAGTGCTTGTGGCATTGAACTTATAGTCAGATACAGGATAGTTTTCAGG